GGACGCTGCTACACCCCCTAGACCAATAGCTACCTGGTTTCCTAAATCAATTTTACCATCGATGTCAAGGTCACCGGTGATCTCAACGTTACTATTGATAATCATCTCATTGGAGTATGGATCCACGTAGATATTACCCGAAACATCACCATAGATGTTAGAAAGAGCTAACGCGTTGGGTGGGTCGGCGGAGGCTGGTGTGGTCGTCGCAAATTGTAACATGGCATTACTACTCGAATGTTGTATACGTGACACACCATTGTAAACAGTGAAGTGTTCACTTGGATTTACAGTACCTATACCAACATTTGAAGTGTGTATTACATGAATACCATCACCCTCGGTGCCTCCACTTACAGCACCTATGACTGTACCATGTACGGAATGAGTGGAATCACTGAAACCCCTTACATATCCTCCGTAGGTGTCGTCTGTTGTGAGAGTTAGACCAACCTTAGAGTTAGTACCCGGGTTTTGAAGTTTAAGTACATCTGCATCACCCGAAGGATTTGAGTATATATGAACATTAGATGTAGGTGAACTGGTACCAAATCCAACCAATCCTTCGTGTGTAAAACGAAGATATTCGACGTTGTTTTGTTTGAACGAAATGGGAGATGTATCCAATGCTTCAAAAACGTTTACGAGACCACCAGATGTAAATACATCCATTTTACCAAACTTAAGTTTTTGTGTTTCACCGAACTCTAAACCACCGTTAATAAATAATGTTGTACCCGCCGCGAGTGTTGCTTCACGAGCCGGATTTGATGTACCCATAAAAATTTTACCATTGTTACCAATTAACATAGCTCTATCAAGATTTGTACCATTTCTTATAGCGCTATCAATGAGTGGACCACTGACAGGTGTATTTGTTGAATATACTTGAAATAAATGATCCGCTGCTATATGGCGAATTCTATCTGGACCAGCTGCCGAAGTGGAGTCAGTACCTTTAAAAATTACAAGTTCGGAAATACCATTATCAGAATCATATAAACGCTCACTAATAAAAGAATTACCAAACTCATCGTTAAGAACACCACTAAACGTAAGTTTATGACCAATAACTACATTACCGGTAACCTCTAACTTACCTCTAGGAATATCTGTACCGATACCGATATTACCTGAAGTACCATCAACAAAAAGTCGACTTGTCGTTGAATCATTGATAGTAAATGCATTATTGGTGAGTCTAAAATCACCTGAAGACCCGGTTACACCCATAGAAAATCCAGACATATCACCAGCAATACCATCACTTTGAATGAACGAAGCGAAAGCGTTAGAAGCTGTAGTATCTGTTCTCATAGATACAATTGCATCATCTGCGGCATTAGAGATCTTTTCACTATGAACGAGTAAACCATTTGTAACCGAATTTCCTATACCGGTTGTGATAATTTCCAAATGGGAAGCGGGTGTTGTTGTACCTATACCAACCCGTTTATTACTTCTCCATGTCATCACATTTTCTTGAGTACTATAGTTGTCACCCGCCAATGACAAATTCAATTGAGACCGGGAGGTTCCGGAACCTGTACCGTGTTTACCCATTTTGAATACACCCCTAACACCATGTTGACCCGCGGTACCACCTTCACGGGTGAGTTGAAGAACATCTTGGAAGTCTGAGGTGTTTGTAATCTGCGCCGTGTTTGTGATTACCATTGGAGATCCCAAATGACTCACACCACCACGGTTAACAACCTGATCGTTAATAAATACAGTACCACCAGAAGTATGTAAAAGACCTTGGGGTGTAGCCGTTCCAATACCAACATTACTCGTCTCTAAAATTGTCAACTTCGGTGTACCCATCGTATCAGTTTGACTTGCATAGAAATTGAGACCTTTCCCACTTCCTACCTTGTTTTCAATTTTTGTTTGACTATTGGTTGTATCTGTAGAAATCTTTAAGAAGTTTGAATCTTTCCCAAAAATAGCTGCATTACTCTCATTGAGTCTAAGGTTACCCCCTAAGGTCAACATTTCACTTGGTTGAGTATTAGCAATACCAACATACCCATTTGACGCCACACGCATACGCTCACTGTTTTTAGTTTTAAAAACAACCGATTGGTATTGATGGGACGTTAATGCACCCATAATTTCAATTGAAGTTACATTAGATCCAACCGTTCCATCGGCGTTATTTGGACCACATCGAAGACTGACAGTGTTTGAAGTAGAGTCACCACCCGATATATCACCGTGAACAATAACATTCGCGGCGGATGATATACCGGATTCACCTTCAACTTCAATGAAATCCTGTACTAAAATAGATTGTGTAATGAGACGACCCGTCGCTGTATTACCAAGTACTGTCAGAATGTTAGCAGAATCTACATTAATAAATATTTTGTCACTGAATGACAACATATTCGTTGAATTTGTGTTTGCTATACCAGATGGTACACCATCCCCATTCCCATCTACCCCAGTTGTCTGAAAACCATGGGATTGGATTTTAGATGCAACCACCATGGGTATCGCTGCATCGGCATCTAATGTAATTAAATCACCCACATTAAGTCCACTACCACCAATTCTCAGTCCCTCAAAGAATCCAAAACCATTTGTATGTAACACATTATCGTTAATTGTAGCCGTGTCATCTATATACAGGTTAGAACCAACGGAAAGTGAATAGGTGGGTGAAGTGTTTGCGATACCAATGTTGTTTTGGGTATAGACGTCACCGTACACGTGAAGATTCACAGTATTGGCGGTATCGAGTATATCATGGAATGTTGCTGTAGTTGGACCACCGAATGTTCTCGAAAGTCTCATTTTATCACCATTATGTGTATATCCTAAAAATACATTAGATTTGGCATCCGCATCTTTCATGAGAAGAGCCATATCATATGTTCCATCGTTCCCAAATGCCATTTGTATGACAGCGTTTGATACGACAAGATTGTTAATACTTGTATAATCAGGAATCTCAGTGATCGCCAGGTTACCAGTAATAGACACATTACCGGTAACATTCAAGAAACCATCGCGAATTACAACATTACCATTTTCAAAAACGGCTACGTTAGTTCCAGAGTTGGGAGTAACTTCATTACCAACCAACAAATGTGTACCTATAGAAACATTCGTGGAGAAAGTGTTACCCACCACTGTTAAGATATTTGACCCAGACGCATTAACATCAAATTTATTATTTGTAGTTTTAAATGAATTGGTTGCAAAAATATTTGTTGATACCACGTTACCCTGTACTGATACAAGGTCTGGTAAATTCCTATTAATGATGAAATCACTTTCGCCAATCTGAAATTCATTTGTAGGATTATTCGTTCCGATACCAATTTGTGTCCCCGTGAGACGGAATACATTTGTGAGTCCTCTGAAATCAGTATTTTCTACATCTGCAAATACCTGATTTGTAATGGTAAGATTCGAAGCTGTGATTTCATCTACTGTGATTTCACCTGCATCGATACTTGCGAGACCACTCAAAACATCGGTCTCTTTTGGAGCAGCATCTAGACTTGTCACAAAAATCTGGTCGAAACGTACTGTTCTGCCCATCTATACATTAGTTACCGAATAAAATTCCAGCCAAACCATTTCGTATTCTTAATACATTGTAGTTTACTACGTATACAAAAATTTCCTGACCCGCTGCTCTAAGATTACCCTTTTCTACACCATTGAGGGACAATACCGCATTGTCTATACGGCTGAAATTACAGGATCCGGAAGGATTGTATTCTGATGCATTGAGACAGAAGTGGTAGGCAAAATACCTTGTGTTAAAAAGTACATCAGTTTCTGGAATATAATCAGAATGTCCGAAGGAAGATTTATAGTAATTCTGAACTGTATGAAAATAGACGGGTGACATTTTTTCAAATAGATGTGTACCATTTATCTGTAAATCGGCTTCTAGGAAGGTAAAGCGGTCATTCGCAAAGTCTTCACTCGATGCACCGAAGCCCCAGAATATAGATTTAACTGGGTGATTGAAATGTGAAAGATCTATTTTATTATGTCCACCTACATCTACAGCATTATTTGCCACAGTAATGAGTTCTGTTTTAAATCCTTGAACTTGTGTGATTATAAAATCTAAATTTCTTGTTGTAAAAGTTTCTCTTTCCTCTTTATCTAGGTAAATGTAGTTCCCGTATACCTTCGCTGTTTTTTCTGCTGCACTTAAACCTGCAACATTTGTTTCATCGAATGTAATTTTGATTTCAACTTGATGATGTTGTAAAGCGATCAAAGGTAAAAATGCTTTGTGGTCACAGAAAAAGAAATGAAGGGGTAAAAATATATGATTTGAAGTTGAGGTCTTGTTATTAAGTTCCTGTGACTTCGTGTACGTATCCGCGAGATAGTTCGTCCATATATCGGAGAAGTAATCATAGTCCTGTGAATCAATTTTTTGACCACCAATAAAGAGATCTATCGTTGAGTTGTAGAATAGATTAGAAGCTATATTTGCATTCTTAGAACCAGCCTCCAACCAAATACCATTGATTAAATCACCAAGTACAGGGATCGTAATAGACGTATCTGTGAGGGTAATATTCTTAATAAACTTTGGTGCTTGAGAAAAATTCGTATGCCGTGTAAACTTTGTACGAAAGAAGGAGTGTCCTTCTTCACTAATTATATATGCATCCTGTACGCCTTTAGAAACAAGTTGTATTAATGCACCCGACATTTATTAATTAGTCAGATTATAAAAACAAACACTTTCCCTGAGTGAACTCACTCTTTGGTTCTTCTGATTGTTTTCCACGAATCTTGAATCCACCTTGTCGATACACCTTTAGTCTCTTGTAATACATTGCTGTGAATATAGACCAGGGATCTTGTATATCGTAAATATGTGGATCATTCTTCTTTCCATCTGTTTCTCTCATAATACGACCGATACTTTGTGTAATATCAGATTTTGGTGAAGCTAATATAACTGTATCCAGTGTTGGGATATCCAGTCCTTCGTGGGCTTGACTAAAGGTTGCAAAAATGATCTTCTTCTTGGAAGATTCCTGAAGTTGCGCCTCTTTCATACCACCCATATACAGTCCTGATGTTTTAGGAAAGCATTGATGAAGTAATTCACAATGTAGACGGCGGTCACTTAAAACTAGAAGTTGTCTCGTACCGCTAGAAGCCTTTTTCACCAATTCAACAAGCATCTTATTTCTTTGTCGATCCTCGACGAGTTCTGTAATCATGTTTGGCATTGATATTTTTCCATTTCTCATAGACGGTGGGGGGTTCCTATAGTTTGGGGATTCATATACGATTGAGAATACTTCAACTTGTTCTTGATTTTTTCTCTCAACTGCAAAGAATGTGGGACCCATAAACCAATGAAGTACTTTAGTGAGTCCATCCTTCCTTTCTGGAGTTGCCGAGAGTCCGTAAATGTGTTTAGGACAAAGTTTAAAAAGAGATTGACTAAACACTTTGGCACAAATATGATGTGCTTCATCTACTATAAGTGTTCCTATACTCTCAAAATCTGAAAATGAATATTCTTTTAGTGAAAGTGATTGAAGCATTGCGATAATGAAATCACACTCTACTTCCTTTTTATCTTGTTGAACTACACCTATGGTGGCACCCGGACAGAATTGTTGAATACGTTCTCTCCATTGGTCTGCTAGAAACTGTTTGTGTACTACGATCATCGTCCTATACCCCAGTTTACATGCTATGGCCAGGGATACCGTCGTTTTACCATAACCACATGGTAAAGAAAGGACGCCATGCCCTGCTTCAATCGCCGATCGGAGAGCATCATTTTGATGGGTGGCATCTCGAAGTTGGCCCACGAATTTAGTTTTAATACGAGCGGGGTCTGGTCTTTTATCTTGGGAAGGCTCCCCGAGTTTAGCAGTTCCGTAGAATCTTGGAACGCAGATTCCACTCTTAGCTGGTCTGAAAACTTTGAAAGGTGGTGGAGGGAATCCATAATCCCCATTTACTACAGGTCTTACCGTAAGTTCTTTTTTAATTTCTGCGATTGGACCCGTGTTTACTATATACCCAGTTCTAGTGAGAACTGACATGATCTACTTATTTAAAGATGTGAAACTTTAAATGAGTAAATGCCTACTCTAAACATTGATGATAACATTAAAAGACTCCAAATCAACATCGAACAGATGACACATGAAGTGTATAAACTGCAAGGGATGCTTCAAACATTTACTGATTTGAAAAAGAGTGGAGTTGAAAATATCGATGTACCCGGTCAACCTGAGAACGAAGAACTTGACAACATCCAAGAAAACCCTGAATAATTACCAATATTCCAACCACCCTTAAAATTTATCTCAATTTCAACTTCATCATCTTTTACAAGAGATTGCACTGGGCGTCCCCGGACTTCACACATCACTCTCCTGTAACGGAATGGAACCTTTACGGTTAGAACTCTACCATCAAGTGGGTTATCAACATTTTCATGTAAGAGAACATGTGTTTTATATGCATGTGTAAGTTCGATTATACCTGCATTCTTTTCAGGGATAACGAATCGTATATACTTTTTATCATTATGTTCGTAAAACGGTTCATATACTTTAGCTATAAACTTCATCTATATTTAACTAAAAGTAAAACTATAAGTAACACAATAATACACTTAAGAACATCTGTGACGAGTCTAGGTTTGAGTGGTTTTCTTGTACCAAAGCACAAATTACTCAAAGACCGTGAAACTTCTACGGATGATTCAATGCTTGAATATGGTGTGTTTCTTGGTGACATCATACCACACATAGCTACACTACGACATTTACCAAAGAATGGCAATTGTCCGTGAAGACTGAGTACACCAGATGATTGTGAAAAGTTCCATTTGTTATTTTTCCATTCTGCACCCCAACCAATTCTCGATGCTATGGGGTGTGACAGTCCAAGTTGTTTGATTACCTCTTGTTTAATTGTATCTGGATCAGAATTCAATACCTCTTTACTGAGATCACATATAACACACGAGACTGTATTAGTACCATGCAGAACCTTGGGTTGTAAGTTCCATTTTGTTTC